CATTTCTACCAGCTCCTTCCTGCAAGGCGAGGATTGCCCGCGAGATAGTCCGCGTACATTTCTTTCTCGTCTTCCGAGAGGTAGTCCGCTATCTTCTTCTTTCCCACCCGCAGGTAGAATATCTCTCCAGCTACCAAGTTACGCAGTCCTTCGGCCATTTCATCATCTTCGCAGTCGAAATCTACAGGCTTTCCGAAGCCTGCGCTCATTCCCTTCAGCTCATCGAGGCCCAGTTTCGGAAGGCTCTCCTTCACGTCCTCTGCTAACACATTTCCAAGAAGCATCATCTTTATTGTCCGCATTCCGCGTATGTACGTGTAGGCGTTCTTCACTTTCCGCACTCCCATCATTTTCACTATCAGAGGCGTTTCCTTTCCAATCCTGTCCAGTATCCACGAAATCGCCCAGTCTATCAGCTCTTCTTTCGACACTTCTTTCGCTTTCACTTCTTCGCAGCGTTCGTGAAAATCCGCTCCGGCAAGCTCTGCTACTCTCTCAAGCATTAATGTGTCTATTCCCTTCAGGATTTCTCGCGCTTTTTCGGGGCTTTCCGCTTCCTTCACCGACTTGAAGATTCTTGATGCTCTTTCCGCCTTGTAGTGTTCCATCAACTTTTCGCCCAGTACCCATGCGTTGTGATATTCGCCTTCGCCTATTATTCGTGCTGATAACGCCACTTCTGACAACGCTTCTCGGCTCATCTTGATTACCATGCTGAAGACTTCACTCATTCCGACTTCTTCCATTACCATCTTCTCAAGCCGTGATATGTCCATCTTGTCCTCGATTGACTCTGCTAATATTACTCTTTTTTCACGCTCTGGCTTGCTTGCGTATTTCACAACATCTACTCCCACTTTCAGCGCAAGTTCTTCTAACTCTGCCGTTGTGCAGGCGGGAAGCCTCTTCATTATGTCGTCCTGCGTCTTCAGCTCTTCGTACTTCTCTTCTACACTCAGTGCTTTGAATTTCTCATTCTCCCGCTCCGTCATTATCTGCAGTGCCATTCCTGAAACTACTTCCTCACGCTTCGTTCCCGCCATACGCCCGGTATATGCGCTCCCGGTTACCGCCTTGTACAGTCTGGCCATGTCTCTCTCTTCTCCGCAGCTCCATAACACTGCCTTCACTGCGTCTTCGCTGTCCGCTTCCTTCACTCTGAAAGCCAGCATTGCCGTTTTTGCCTCTTTCGCCGCTTTCCTGATTTCTTCTTTCATTGCTAATTTCCTGCCTTTCCGCTGGTTTCCTTCCAGCGCGGTCATATTCACTCTTGAGGCAAATATTAGCAACTAAGAACTTTTGCTGATTAATTCTTCTTCGGACAAAAAAAACACGGGCTGATTTTCCCGTGTTCCACTTGCTTAGGAAGCATCATTCTACCTTTTTGCTACCCAGTTCTTTCCTGTTATCACCGCTGTTATCTCGAAACGTGCGCTGAACTCTTCAGGGCTGATTACCGCATCATCACTTCCGTCTTCCGCTCCATAGTACACCGCTACTCTACCGTCTCGGCACGTGTCCGCTACTCCAACCTTGCCACTTGACTTTTCTCGGATTTCTATCGTGTCGATGTCCGTCTGCGCTTCCGCTTTCAATAACTCTTCATATGCTGTCATTGCTAATTTCCTGCCTTTCCGCTGGTTTCCTTCCAGCGCGGTCATATTCACTCTCATCGCAGTTATTAGCAACTAAGAACTATGGCTGATTAATTACTCATCTTTTTGCGAGGCTATTCCCTTCATCACAAAGTAAACGCACGGCAAGGCTATTCCGTTTCCCCACAATCGATATTCCGCTGAATCCGTATGCGGGTTACTCAGCCACTTTCGCACTTGACTCTCTGTCTTCGCCTTCTTCCCGTTCTTTTCATTCCATTCACGCCACACTTCTAGCCAGAAGCTCACTTCTTCCTCGGTAGGCTCTGGAGTCTCCAAATCCCTGCACCACCTGTCGGGAAATCCCTGAAGCCTAGCGCACTCGGTCGGAGTCAGCCTACGCACTATATATTCGTCATTCACCACCTGCGGACTCTTATAATCTCTGGCGCACAATGTCCCTGTCTTCTCCTCCTCACTATGCATAAAACTTCCTGTCGTCATACTGTATGTCATTATCGCCGGCGGTCGGACTCGAACCGCATCTCCTCCTGTGTTTTTACCCCTTAAACTACGCCGACATATAAAAAACACACGGGTCGCCCCGCGTGTCCTTGCTCTTGCCCTTCCTACAGGGCTATTCCGCTTACGCTCACAAGCCGCGCCGCGCCCTTCGTGTCCACGTTGATTATCATCTTCACAAGACGCGACTCCGCTTCAGGCACCACAAGCCTCTGCACTGCCAGTATGCAGTGGTTCGTCCCGTTTACCAACTGCGAGCCGACATACAGAACCGGCGTGTAGTCCGCTCCGACTAACCCGCCTGTCACCGCTGTGAACGCGCTCTGCGCCTTCTGCGGAAGGTTTACTCCCTTCATCTCGTCAATATTCCATCCGCCTAATACTGCCATGATTACACACTCTCCATTCTTCGTTTTTTGCCGGATACAGGTCTCGAACCTGTGTCTGCCTTTTACGGCTCTCTTCCCTCTGAGTTAATCCGACATCAAATAGCATTCCGTCTTCAGTCCGTCCGTACTTTCGTTATCTGTCATCATATGAAGATACCCACTCCATGGGGCTAAGAAAAATATAGCTCCCTTATAACCAGTAGGCGGAGTTAATCTTATCGCAGGTTGGGTTTCCGTTTTATCAATGATTGTTGTTAAACCATAACTTACAATATTCCTTGTTCCATATGGTTCTACAAACCTGAACATGTATTGCTTACCTATCTCTAACTGATATTCCGTTATTCGACAGTTCGTTGCTTTTTCATATCTACATGAACCCCAGTAACTTGTCGCGTCACTTAGTATCCAGAAATGCGTCAAGTCCACCGCTAAAGGCGTTAGCGGTGTCAGTCTCGGCCACTCACCCGTTATCTGTTCTCCTTTAGCGTTATGTGCCGTTATTCCTGTCCGCAAATCTCCCGCCGTTACCGTATCTCCCGTTAAATCTATTAAGGTCCGCTCCCCATACACTACCTTGCTTACTTCCATCTCTACGCTCCGATTGTCACCGTTAAGCCTCCCGCCGCGTTCTGTGTTTCCGTGTACGGGATTGCTCCTACATTCACCTGCGATAAATAGTCATACCCTTCATCCGGCAGCACCGTCTGCGCTGTTGTCTGAGGCGTTGCGCTCTTCGTCTGCGCCTGGATTCCCTCGCCTGTGTATTCTCCTTCCACGCCCAGAACCGTCACTCCGGCTTTGATGTTTCCGGGTATCAGTTTCGCCTGTTCCGTTTCATCTATGCTTACCGTCCCGGAGCCGTCATGATAGCCGTTCGGAATTGCGTAGCTTTCCGATGCGCTCGATATTGTCCCGCTCGCCGCTCCTACGTTCGGCATTGTCCCGGTCAGCTTGTGCTTGTTTACATACGCCGTCTTTCCTGACAGAATTTCTCCCGCTGTCGCCGTCCCGTCTGTCGTGTCCGTATCGTATGTGTTTGTCCCGGTTATTACCTCTCCGTCTGCTCCGTGCGCTGTTACTCCTGATGCCAAATCACCCGCTGTTACTGTGTCTGCCGTCAGGTCTATCAGCGTTCGGCTTCCGTATACTACTTTCGATATTCCCATTCTTAATTTCCTCCTATCGTTACTGTCTGCCCGCCCGATTTGTTTGTTACCTCTTGGTACGCGATTTCCTTCACCCTTATGTCTTCCGTCAGTATTCGGTTTCGGGTCGCTAATACCTGTGTCCCGCTTGACGGGGCTATCTCATAATTTCCCTCATACTCCGGGTAACTTTTCCCGGCCTGCACCGTTCCTTCTAATACCGCTAAAACTGCTACTTCCCCCGTTATGTCTGACACATCTAATGCGCCTCCAGCTCAGGCCCTACCGTGAAGCTCGCGTTCTCGATTACTGTGAAATGCTCCCCGCATGCCGTTACTAACTCTATCTCATAGCAGTATGTACCAAACTCCAATTGCTCGGTGTCTTCCGGCCTTATCTCAAGAACTAACGTCTCCGTGCTGATTTCTTTCTCCAGTATTCGGCTTTCCTTATAGATATTCTTCTTCAGCCGGAAATAAACCTTGTCTCCTTCTGCGGGTACATAATCATTTCCTAAATTGTCCTTCATAATTACGTTTATGTACGCTGTATCTCCACGCGTCAGATGTATCTTTTTTCCCAGCACGTTCAGCATTCTTTCTCTCTCCTCTCCAGTATGCACAGTGAGCCTTGATTGCAGTTCGGGTTCGGCCTCCATACATCAAGACACCGCGATTTGTCCGTTTCGCTGTAATGTGTCCCGGCTTCTTCGCTTCCTATTCGCACATCAAACGCTCTCGGCTTCTCCAATATGCACACTGAGCCGTGATTCGAATCAGGATTCGGTTCTGACGTGTCCAAGCACCGCGATATTTCTGTCTCGTAGCAGTGCGCCCTTGCATTCTTTGTTCCGTCTGACGTTATTCGAACGTCATATGTCAGCGGCTCGCACACGCACATTCCGCCCTGATTGCAAGTCGGATTTCCTCCCCCGCGGTCTAATGTCCTTGTCGTCTCCGCCTCATAAAATCCTGCATGCGGGTTATCTGACTGCATTGCGCGGGAATGTTTAGAGCATATTCCATACACTTTCGCTACCGCATTTGGCCCTGCTCGTAGCAACGTAGGTGAGACTTCCTCGTTCACCGCAAAGCTGAAATTCGCATCGTAACCGCTCGTGAATGCCGGCCTTCCTATGCCGTATGACAATACCAGCGGTGTGTTTCCTCCCCCCGTACCCATCCGACCCGTTAGCGTCTGCACTTTCTCGCTTATCTTCACTCGCGAATCCGCTGGGTGATTCTCTACCGCAATCCCGCCTGTCGCTCCAGCGATTTCTTCAGTATCTCCGGCAGCTCTTTCCCTCGCTCCGAAGCTCGCCGCAATATCCCCGCGCAAGCCTTCGGACTCAAATAATATTTTTCCGGCACTTTCTCCTCCAAAATCTGCGACAATGTACACTCGCGCTCGTCTCTGGGCTGTGCCCCAGTACTGCGAATCAAGCACCCTCCACGCAACGGAGATACCATCTCCCACAATTTCACCCGCTTTTGTCCATTTCCCTTCAGGTCTAGGTACATGTATTTCTCCGTTTTTAACTCGCATGAGTTCTTCAAGCACCGCCCGGAAGTCTTCACCGCATCCTGACGTGAAAAGGCCGGGTACGTTTTCTGCAACTGCATACCTTGGGTATTTTCCATGAGTCGCTTCTCTCATCTCCTTGATTATTCTTACTGCTTCATAAAACAATCCGCTCCTCGTTGTCTTTTCTCCGCCGTGTTCTATGTGTTTCATTCCTTCTCGGCGACCTGAAATGCTGACGGACTGGCAATTGTGTACCGTTATACCGTCTGCCACATAGCTGTTATCCTCTTCCACCGTCAGGTTGTACACTACCTTCGTCTCATGCGTTGGCCGCACTTCCCGCACTCTGTACCAGCCGTGAAGCTCATCTGATAAGTGGCCTCTAAACTCGGAATGCGTTATGTTCACGGAATACCAGTCTCTTTGATTTACTATCCGACCTTCTATCACCTTCTGTTTGGCCACTTTCACCTTATGTACGGTCGTTGAGTAACCCTGTATTTCAGCAAGCAGACGTATACTCTCCGCCAGACGCTTGCTCACCGTTCCGATTTTCCATGCGTTTCTATCTATACGACAGCCATCGGACTCTAATATTCCACGCAACAGCGAAGCTCGGTACGATTCACACATCCCAAATACCCAACCCGGCATTGTCTTTCCATGCGCGTATCTTCCAAAATTATCTATCAGCCATTTCGCTAATACCTGTGATGCAAATGAAAACCGCACCACTCCCCTGTCATGCCAGACCGAATAATTCTCACTCACCTTTTCTACTATCTCTCTCAGCTCGGATTCCTTATCCTCTGAATCACATAAATGAATATGTCCGTAGGTCTGCCCTTCTGGTCTTCCCGCTCTCGGCCCGATACAAGCCCATCCGTCTCCTAGCCATCTTCCTACAAAATGAAATAAGTCTTCGGAAATAGGTGGCATTGCCTTTTGCCTACATGTGTTCATCGCTAAAACTATTGGCAGACTCTCTACCGATTTAGGCACTGCCCACAGTCGCCCTTTCATTTCCCCAGCAGGTATCCATGTCTTTTCTTCCGTTAAGTGAATCCATGCACCACTTTTCCCTTTATCAGGCCGTTGGTAACATTTCCTCTCTCCGCTGCTGTATATTGGGTGATTCGGTGTACATTCCAGTCCGTAATGATTTCCTTTCAGAACTACCGTCTCACCATGCTTCGCGCCTGTCGCCGTCACCTTTCTCCAGCGGCCTTTATGCGTCAGTACTTTCATTCCGATTGAGATTTCCTCTATTGGCACATATCCATTTTCTGTCAGCACTAATGTCCCTTCAGGGAAACACGGAAATCCGAACGTTATTATGTCTACTGGCTCTAGCTCTCTTCCGTTCATCTTGCATACATCCCCGTAATGCTTCACTCCCGGAAACCGCTTATGTGTTACCAGCACTGCAAACGGCTCTATCTCACTCAGCCAGCGTGGTTCGATTCCCGCCAAAAGCCCGCCTAGCTCAAATCCCCCTGTCCCGGAAAACAAACTGCCCAATGTCATCATTTTTTTGCGTCTCCAAATATACCGCTCATCACTGACGGCAATTTTCCGTCCCATTTCTCAATTTTCCTCAGCTCTATCAGCTTCCCATTCAGGCTTTCTCCTATCGCTTCGTTCGCGTCCGATTCCGCTTTCGCCAGTATTCGCACTTTCTCCGCTTCTGTCTCCGCGACAAGCAATGCCACTTTCCTGTCCGTTTCCGCCTTTGCTAGTGCCGTCTGATTCGCTATTTCAGCCCGCGCTTGTTCCTGCAACGCCGCTGATTTCGCCCGGTACGCTTTTCCAAGCTCCATGCCGTTTATAAGCACTTTCCTTACATGCACTGTGTCCGCTCCGTATTTCACGGCCAATGACTCGGACAGTCTCCCAAACACTAACGGCTCTGTCTTCGCCAGATTCATCACTTCATCCGCCGAAAGCTCCGACAACGCTGTTTTCACCGCAGAGCCTATTAGCTCATCTGTCAAAAGCATGTCCTCATAGTCTGAGACGTTCTCACACACCCATACTGAACGCCCCGCGTCTATCTGATACGTCACCGATACCGCTTTCACTCTCACTGCTATGTGGTCGCGCGTTTCCCCGATTATTTGTGTATCTGTCTCGTACTCCTGCTGTTTGTTGTTCACTAGATATATGTGTTCCATGAACGGAGCTGTCAATGTTACTTGCCCGTTCGGTACTGGACTGCTGTCTATCTGTCCCAGCCTCTCGAACACTCCTGTATATCCCACTGGTATCACATGGATGTTCAGATACATAACAAGCAGGAAAACTATCCCCGATGACAGCATAATCAGGTTCTTGAACTGTTTAATTTTATTTATCATTTGTCTTTACCTTTCCGCACGGTTTCTTTTCAGGGCAATGCCCCCGAACACATCCGGGTCCTGATTTCTCAAATATCAATGGTGAGGTCTTTTTACATATCTTCTGCATTTCTTCTGCCAGCTTTCGGATTTCCCACTGCGCCCGGTTGCACATTCGCAAACTGAAAAAGTGCAACAGCTCTCTGGCGTTCATCGTCATTACCAAATCCGTCTCCACCGCCTGCGGTATCACATAACGCGCATCCTCATACGGGATTCCCGCTTCCGTCATCCGCTGGTAAAGCTCAAATGCTCCGGCCATTATCTTCTTCGCTTCTTCCCTAAACTCCGATGAGGCTATGCTTTCAGGCATTACCATTTCCGCGTCTTTCAGCTTCACATACCGCTGAGACTGCACCACAAATGAAGCTAACCTATGCCGCGTCAACTGCGCTAACGCCGCACGGCTCAGTCCTTCCACACGGAATGTATACACAGCATGTTCTAATACGCTCGTATGCCCGGAGGCCAGCGCGTTACGGAGCGCACTCTTGATGTTCTTCGTTCCTGTGCTTACCGCCGCCGCCTGTCCGCACACTTCTTCCGCATTTAATGTATTTGTTATCAGCGTTACTTTCATTTCACCATCTCCCTTAGCCGCGCTTCCGCCATATCGCAGTACTTACGCGATTTGTCTATCAGTATGTAATCTCGCCCGTACCGTTTCGCTGATACTCCTGTTGTCCCGGAGCCGCTGAACGGGTCTACCACTAGCCCCGCTTTTGTTGAGCTGATTATTCGGTCTGTCAGTTCTTCAGGGTAAGGAGCTGGGTGCGCGTTCTTCCTCTCCTGATGTATCTCCCACACATCTCCGTACCTATTCGCTTTGTCCGCAAGCTTGAATTTCGCCTTCGCTATCAGGTATATGACCTCATATGTGGGCAAAAAATATCCGGCGTTGAAATTTATTCCGCCGGACCTTTTCCAGATTATTATTTGCCTTACTGGGTATTTCTCCACTATCTCGTGACGGTCTTGAAGCAATCCACCCTGCACTCGCCACTTGTGGTTGTAGAATATCGCTCCGTCTTCTTTCAGAAGCCTCATCATTTCCGACAAGCATTCTCTCTGCCACTGGCAATATTCCTCATACGGCATTGCATCTTCGTGGCCGTCATAACCCTGCTGAAGAGCCGCTTTAGGCCATTTCCCGCCCGCTCCGTTCTTCAGTCCGTTCCCAGTCGAGTTCTTCAGGTTATACGGCGGTGAGGTTACAAACAGGTCTACACTACCATCGGGAAATCCTCGCATTACTTCTAGGCAATCTCCGCAGATTACTATGTTCTTGTCCATTGTTCTCTACAAAAGGACAGCGCACTTTTGCGCCATCATCATTCACATGAAATCAGCGCACTTTTGCACCGATTAAGTTGACATTCCGACTGCTTAATTTTCAGCCGCAGATTTTCTAGGAATTATCCTCATCCATTGTCGCCACTTCGTCATACTTCAGCTTTTGCCCGTTCCGTATTACATACACATCGTCATAACGTCCGCCCTTGCTCGCTATGTACCGCTTCACCGCTACGTCCACGAATTTCTCTTCTATCTCCACGCCGTAGCATATTCGGTCTAGCTGGTCGCAGGCTATCAGCGTTGAACCTGAACCTAGAAATCCGTCCAGTACTAAACCATTACTCATCGTTGACTGCTTTATCAGGTACGCTATCAGCGGCACTGGTTTCGATGACGGATGTCCGAAACCGTCTTTTTTCGAGTTTCTTATGCTGTCAAATTCAAATATGTTCGTCTGCTTCTGGTCACCATACCATATGTGTTTGCCGTCCTTGCGCCACCCGTATATCACGGGTTCTCCTTGAAATTTCCAGTCCGTTCTCATCAGTGGCGCATGCGGTTTCTTCCACATTAATCCTGCTCCTACTTTGAAACCAGCATCCTCAAACGCATCGTAAAATATTCGGCTTTTCCGAGTCGCGTAAAACTCATAGATTGACGCATCTATTGCCATCGCGTTCTTGAAATTCGTAAATACTTTCATTAAAAACTCATACGCTGATTTATCATCTAAGTCGTCATTCTTGATTTTTCCTGACGCGTTTTCCAAGTCCACAAAATAAGGCGCGTCTGTACATACTAGATTTACTTTCGTGTTTCCAAGCAACGCGCTGAATACTCCTGAATCCGTTGAGTCTCCGCATATCACTGTGTGCCGTCCCAAATGCCAGATGTCTCCTGTTTTCGAGAAACACGGTTTTTGCAGTTCTGCCTCTACATCAAAGTCGTCTTCCTTCACATTCTTGTCGTGGACTGCCGACAGAAGCGTGTCTACTTCAGGCGCGTCAAATCCCGTAAAATCCAAGTCATAATCCGCGTCTTTCAGCTCCGTTATCAGGTCGACTAACATTTGCTCGTCCCATTCGCCTGTTATCTTATTCAGCGCGATGTTCAGAGCTTTCTCCCGCGTCTTGTCCTCATCCACTACAGCACACGGCACTTCCGTGTATCCTAAGTCCATTGCCACACTTAGCCGCTGATGTCCCCCGATGATTGTCATATCTTTGTTCACTACAAGCGGGGCCGCAAATCCAAATTCCTCGATGCTGTTCTTGATTTTCTTGTATTCCTTGTCTCCGGGTTTCAGCTTTTTGCGCGGGTTATATTCCGCTGGCTTCAATTCTGACACGGGTAACATTCTCAGCTCACAAAATTTGCTCATTTACTTATCTCCTTCTCGTATCTATCCTTTATCACTTCGCAGTATTCCTCACTGATTTCCATCGCCAAGCACCTGCGCCCGGTCTGCTCACACGCTATCAGCGTTGTTCCTGAACCTGCGAACGGCTCTAACACATAATCTCCTTCATTCGTCATCGCTTTTATGTACTCCGCAGGAAGTCCTACAGGCATTACAGCAGGATGTTTTGAGCGTATCGGCCCTCTTTCCGAAGCAACCGCTAACACTGATTCCAGCGGCTTGTTAGGCTCTTCCGGCTTGGGTCGCGCTGACGTTACTACCATGCTTCCGTCTGTCTGTCTCCTCGTTCGCATTGGCCTCACCGCGTTCGCACTGCACGGACTGCGCTTCGGGATTGTCCGATTCAGCTTGTACGCTTTCTCACCGAACACAAACACAAATTCATGCCGTAGCGGAAACATCGCCTGCTGCTGGTAAATACTCCCCGGAAATGTCTTGTCCCACACATTCCATGCAAGCAGCTTCATTCCGCTTTCTCGCGCCACCGATATGTACGTGTCCCAGAATTGAATTATCTCGTAATCCTTTCTCTTGATTCCCAGATTCACGCACATTACATCTACATATCCCTTCATCAACGGGATAAACTTCGCTATGTGCGTGGGGCTTATGTCGCATCCGTTGTACGTCCTCAAATCGCTGTACGGCGGACTCGTAAACAGTATCTTCGCGTGGTCTTTTCCCATCAAGCGGGCTACGTCTTCCGCTTTCGTAGCGTCTCCGCACATTAATCGGTGCGGGCCGAGTCTTATTATTTCTCCCCGTTTTATCTGTCTCACCTCATAAAAAAAGGCGGGCCTTAAACCCACCTCTCACTCGTCTCTAATACCGCTTTTCCAGCTTTCAGGCTTTCGGGGACATTCAAGATTCTTTGATTTCCGCTTCCTCGAAAACTTAGCTCTAGCGTCCTCTCTGAAGCAACATACGGCCCGTCTATTAATACATCTATCAGTGAAAGCAATTCCCGCTGCTCTGCCGTTCCGCGCAAAAGCTCATCAAATGTGAAACCGCTGTATACCGCTATTTCATACCCGGCCAGCTTCCGCGTCAGCTTGCTTAACTCTCCGGCTTGCAGGAATGGCTCTCCACCCGAATACGTTACTCCCCTGCACAGCGGATTGCTCTTTATCGCTTTCAGCACTTCTTCAACTGTTATCTCTGTTCCGCCGTTTGTGTCCCATGTCTGCGGGTTATGACAGCCTTCACAGTGACGCAAACAGCCCTGACAGAATATCACCACTCTTAGGCCGGGACCGTCCACTATACTCTCTGGCTCAATCCCCGCTATCCTCAGCATTTCTTGCCATTCCGTGCTTCACCCGGTCGCGTTCTTCCGCCTTTTTCGCGTCATTCCATTTCTCCATTGTGCCAACTATGTACCCTGTTATCCGCCGGATTCTCTCAAACGGCACTCCGTCTCCTGCTTGTTTCATTCTTCTCACATTATCCCTTCAATTTCTTGTATGTACGGGTATTTCTTCTTCAGCTCTTCCAGCTTCTCCGCCGGGATTCCTTCTCCTTCTCGGCGGCCACACCGCGGGCATGTGTCTCCTATCACTCCTACATATCCGCATACGGGGTCGCGGTCTACCGGGTGATTTATGCTTCCGTACCCTATTCCGCAGTCGTGCATGTATCGTATCACTGACTCGAACGCTTCTACATTCCGGCTCGTATCACCGTCCAGCTCCACATAACTTATGTGGCCAGCGTTGCACAGCGCGTGATACGGGGCTTCGATTTTAATTTTCTGCCACACACTTATCGGATACCACACTGGCACATGAAAACTGTTCGTGTAATATTCCCTGTCCGTTATTCCCGGCAGATTTCCGTAGCGTTCCCTGTCCAGCTTCACGAATTTTCCCGACAAGCTCTCTGCTGGAGTCGCCAGAAGCGTTATGTTCATCTTATGCTCATGCGATTTTCGGTCACAGAAGTCTCGCATGTATTGGATTATTTCCAGTCCCTTCTTCTGCGACTCTTCACTCTCTCCGTGATGTTTCCCGTACATCGCTGTCAGTGTCTCCGCTAGCCCTATGAAGCCTATTGACAGTGTGCCGTGCTTCAGCACTTCCCGTATCTTGTCTTCCCGCTTCAGCCTTTCAGAGTCTAACCATACTCCCTGCCCCATCAGAAACGGGAAATTATACACTGCCTTCTCCGCCTGTATCTCGAAACGGTCTAGTAGCTGCTCGCATACTAGCTCTAACATCTCGTCAAGCCCAGCATAGAAATCTTTTTCTGAGCCTTTGCTCTCCATTCCCAAGCGCGGAAGATTTATTGTCGAGAATGAAAGATTGCCGCGGGAATACGCTATTTCCTTTGTAGGGTCATACACATTCCCTATTACACGCGTTCGGCAGCCCATTGTCGCAACCTCCGTCTCAGGGTGTCCGGCTTTGTAGTATTTCAGGTTATAAGGACTATCAAGAAACACATAGTTAGGGAATAATCGCTTTGCACTTACCTTGCAGCTCAGGCGGAACAAATCATAATTCGGGTCTCCCTCGTTATAATTCACTCCCTCTTTCACCTTGAATATGTGTATCGGGAATATGCACGTCTCCCCGTGTCCTAATCCTGCATCAAGCGCAAGCAGTATGTTCTTTATCACCATTCGCCCTTCCGCTGACGTGTCCGTTCCGTAATTCAGCGAAGAAAATGGCGTTTGCGCCCCTGCCCGGCTGTGCATCGTGTTCAGGTTATGAACTAATCCCTCCATCGCCTGATATGTATCCCGGTCGGTCGCTTCATACGCTCTCCTTCTGATTCTCGCTATTAACACGCGCGTTACATTCGGAAGCATTGACGCTAATGTTTCGTCTAACTTCTCATTTCCGCAAAGCTGTAACTTTTCTCCTGAAAGCACCTCGGCTGTTCCGACTAATTCTGGGGTAAAAGCTGGATTAGGACTTTCTCCCCATTTCACTATATCATCAAGCACATCCTCTAACTTCTCTAGGAAATTCCGCCGAAAGCTCTTGGCTACTCCCTTCGCCATTCCGTAATCAAAATTTGGGATTGATTGCCCGCCGTGCATGTCGTTTTGATTGGCTTGTATCGCTATCGCTGCCAATGCCGCATAGCTCTGGATGCTCTGCGGTTCTCGCAAATGTCCGTGTCCTGTTGAAAATCCGCCCGTGAGCAGTTTCTCTATGTCTATCTGGCAGCATGTCATCGTCAATGCGTAAAAATCAAAATCGTGAATGTGATAGCTACCATCACGATACGCCTGTGCATGTTCGGGCCGCAACAAATAAAGCTCATTATATGCCCTCGCACACAATGAACCTATCTGTAGCATTGCTCCCATCGGCGTGTTTCCGTCTATGTTCGCATTCTCTCGTTTCACATTGCTCTTACGCGCATCTGCCTTCACTATTTCGTCTATACCCTTCATCAGACGCGAATTTGCTTCTCGTACATTGCTCCGCTTCTCCCGGTACAGACAGTATGCTTTCGCCGTCTTGTAAAAGCCATTCTGCATTAACGCTGTCTCTACTAGGTCTTGGATTCCCTCTACCGCTAATACTCCTGACTTGAGCATTTCTTCTTCTACATACTGTGCTATGCGCTCTGAGGCACTTTCGTTCCCTTCGCCTGTACTGGCCATCGCCTTCCATACCGCTGACGTGATTCGGCCTCTGTCGTAGGAAACTTCCCGCCCATCACGCTTTATCACTTTCAACCTGTATCATTTCCTTTCTCGACTCTTCGAGCAGTTCCTCACACGTTTTCCCGAATGACTCTACGCATTCCTCATTCAGACGTGCATATATCAATTCCTGCTCTACTTCACTCAGGTCGATTGCGTAGCTCTCCCATGTGTCCGGCGCATCCCCATTCACTAGCTCAAACAGTATGCACGTGTCAAGTCCGCTCGATGTGTACCCGTTTATACCTACGCGGAAATCATACCACCCGGTTATTTCCTCCCCGCAGTCGTACAGCGGCTTGAAACCTGCTTCCATTCGTATGCTGTCCGCTATCTGGCAAAGCACCGGCGTTTCCATCAAGCGGAATGTTACTGTCGGGAATACTATCGGATAGCACATATATGCCTGGTCGCTCCCAAGCTCATAGCCGCTGCTCACATCTATGTAGATTGACTCTCGCACTACATGCTCCAGAAGGCTTGTCGCTCTCTCTTTCATTACTGTTTCCACCTTTCCGCTGCTTTCTTCAGCGGGGCTATATTCACTCTACAAAAAACACTTAGCAACTAAGCCGTCTGGCTGATATATCTCTCCAGATACCACACCGCTTTTCGCAGGTCTTCCGCCTTCTTCGCCGGGTCTTTCTTTCCTGCTCGGCATATGTACTTCAGTGCATTTCCTAAGTGATAACCCAGCTTCTGGTCTTCTATAAACTCTATAACCTCAATTTTTCCGCTCGTATAATGCGCCGGGTGATTCACCGAGTCGTTCACAGTATGCTCTGCGCTGACTTCATTCGGCGGGTTTCCCATTCCGAAAAAGTGATATATCTTACGTACGCATGTTCGCACCGCGCCGTTCCATCCCTCATCGTATTTTCCCGCCGGGTTAGTCGCTGTTATCCTCTCGATTTCTTTCACTAAGTCATCAAAGAAAAGCTCTTCTATTCCGTTTTCCACTCTCTAGGCCCCCCCCCTTTTGAATTTTGCGTTTTTTCAAACGGCCCCCCCCGCCGGTCTTCAGCCCAGTCCCCGCAAGGATTTATGCCTCCCCCCGCCCTCGCTGTCTCTCATTCAGAAACTCATTTATGAGTTCTTCACTCACTACGCTAGGGAGAACCGCGACACTCCGGGCGATACTTCCTCAAACAACATTCCCGCTGGGCGTACCCACACATGCCCTTCGCCGTACAACGCCTTGTACACTACCATCGCTTCTTCTGTCTCCGTGTGGCGGGCTACGCACACCACTTCGTACTCATTCCCTTTGAAGTGACGGTACCGTTTCCCAGTCTGTATCTTCCCGGTTGCTTCTTCGTATGTCATTCTTGACGCTCCTTCAGTATTTGTAGGTCGGGCGGCTGTCCTCGTTCCCCGTCTTTACGTTGTGGTGGTGTTCGCACAGTGGTCGCCAATTGCTCGTGTCCCAAAACAATCGCGGGTCGCCTCGGTGCGCCTTTATGTGGTCTACCACTGTCGCCCTCGTGTATCTCCCTTCGGCCAAACACATAACACACAGCGGGTGCGTTTCAAGATAACGCTTCCGCGCCCTCTGCCACGCTCGCCCATAACCGCGAACGTTCGCTGAACGCGCTTCCTCCGGGTGCAATTCTTTATGCTTGTCGCAGTACCGTGTTCC